TATATCCATCGCAATCTTTGAGTAGCCATGTGCATCAAGAAAACTATCCTGGTGCCCTGGATTGTTACATCCTCTTATTGCTTTGAAGGCCATCATCATGGCCGCAACCTGTGTACTTGATAAATGTTTACCTAACATTGCTCCCCATACCTGGGCCAGTTGGCCCATGAACATATCTGGCCTTCCGTATTCCTGGCCCTTTTGTTTAATTATTTTATCTATCTGCATAGTGGTTATCCTTGGGTATGTACCCTTCTGCACAAGAGTTACACTCTGGGCATTTAAAAGTTAATTTGTGATCGTATAAATCGTTGTATCTGGATATTTCTTTTTCTTCTTGAAATTTCATATCTGCATTGCAGTTAAAACACTTCATATTCTGTAACCTCATAATATGTCTTAGGTTTAATTGGTGGCTGTGTCTGAGTGTGAAGCCGCCAAAATGCCATCTCTTTTGCTTCTTCGCTAGTACTGGCTTTTATAGAAAAGTTTGTAGCTTTTATTTCTGCAACTCTAACCTTATAAACTTTCATTTGCTTATCCTTCATTTACTTCTCCTGGTTAATTCGTTTCTTATTTTTTGTTTAATCTTTGGCCTGGTAGTTTCAGCTGCAAGCATTTGTTCCAGGATCTTAGTATCTGTAGTTTTGATGTAGTGATGTTCTATTTCTTTTTTTCTGCTGGCCTTGTTGAAGATCACAGAAGATTTTTTTAATTTAGTTGGCATATCTTTTTCCTTGTTAAATATTTTTTCCCAGTTTTCTGCATATTGTTCTTGATCGTCATTCTTTCTTTTTCCAGATCCTTTGCCGCCATGCCATTTAGTCATTTTTCTTGTAGTCAATAATTTTTCCAGGTTGACCTGTTGTCTCCTGGATCATCTTTTTTGTTTTTAACAGATCATCATCGGCCATCTTAAAAAGTTCGCTTAGGCATATAACGATGCAATCTGGTTCTTCTGCATAAGCGTTATGGGCCAACCAAAACTCCTCATCATTTTTAACAATCATGTATCTGGTTTTTTTGTGTTCATGCGGCCACATGGTTACTGATAATTTAGAACAACCAAGTTCCTCAGCTTCTTTAACTAATGCCTCATAACCTCTAACCATCATTTCAGCCATCTTGCTTATGTTTTTGTAATTGGTTGTATAAAGAGATTCTTTGTAAAGCATTTCAGCTTTCTGGAATCTAATTCTCATGCCATAACTAACAATTGATAAAAGACGGCTTTTGTTCCAATAGCGTTCAATCCATTGTTCTTTTTTGTTAACTTCAGAGATCGAGTTGTTAGCATTATTTTCATAAATATTGCTCATATTCCCACCCCCTCATTTAAAAACCCCTTAACCCCACTCCTAAAGGAGTGTGGGGTTAATGGGGTTAATAATAGATCTATGCGATTTATAGAGGGATTAATGGGGTTTTGTCTGGGGTTAATGGGGTTTTGCATATTAAAAAGGCGTAGTTAATAGGTTTTCGCACTGGTATTGGCCTCGTTCAGCTTTAACCCAGCCGTGGGATTTATGGTCTTTATATCTATCAATATTCTTACTAACCCATTTTTTGTCTTTTTTGGGATCATCTAAGTAATTGACGATTTCTGGAATGCTAACCATGGCCGCAAATGGATCCATATCAGCTTTAATTTTTTCAGAATGAATAATAGTAATAGCGTTATTTATGGCTGTTAAATTCTCTGGATCTTCAATCTCATTACCAGGAACAAACTCTGTTAGATCTACTGTTGCAGATCCCTGGGAAACATAGCCCTTTAAATTATGTACTGGTATTACCTCAAAATTTATTGGTGGCAGATCTGCTCCCTCTTTATTTAGTGTTTGTTTAATTGTGGTGTACATCCTTGGATCATCTTCTGGGCCATTCTTTCTATCTACCTGGAATTCAAAATCAACACTAGAGGGCAAAACAGAGGATCCTCTGGCCCTTGATTTGCCACCTACATGGCCAGAGTGGTGTACCAGGGTTACATTGCAATCAAACTCATACTTAATTTCATCCACTCGCTGAATAAACTTACCCATATCGCTGCTAGAATTCTCATCACCACCACCCCAGTTTCTTTGCAGCGTATCAATACAAACACAGCCAATATCGCCTAATTCGTCATAGGTGTTTTTTAGCGTTTGCATAATCAGTGCAAAATCTTCATCGTCTAAGATCCTGGCTGGCCTGTTAGACATCCTAAATGGGTTATCTCTTACTGTTTGCTCGTTAAACTTGGCCCAGGCCAATATTCTTTTGTGCATAGATCTTTCACCTTCACCACAAAACAAAACAACTGGTGTTTGTTTAACACTATGGCCAAACCATTCAGTGCCATTAGAAATGGCCATCATCATGCTTAAACTAATTAATGACTTACCAGATTTAGGAGATCCAAATATAGATCCAATCGTATTTCGTTCCAGGATCTGATCTATTAACCATTCTGGTTCTTTTATGTTTGCTTCCATATCAGCAATCGACATAAGTTCAAAAGATCCTCTTACAGATCTATCCAGGTTGTTTTCTATGTAATCTGCAAATGATTCCAGGGAATCAAAATAGTTGTTTGCAGCTGCATCAAATAAATCATCTTTATCTGCAAAATCTTCTGGAATCTTAATTACATCTACCTGGCATTTTTTACTTTGCAGATACGCTTTTAATTCTATGGCCATTTTTAGGCCAGCCTCATCGTTATCTGGCCAAATTAAAACTTTGCGGCCATAAATTGGAGTCCAATCTGATTTGCCTTCTTTCCAATTGTTAACACCGCCATGATGGCAACACACTTGACCTTGAAATAGTCTTTCTGCACCTTTCATAGCCTTTTCACCTTCTACGATCAAAACTGGGCCTTCTGGATCTCTATCTGATAGATAGATAGGCAAAGGGGCCTCTGGCCTTGCCAGGATCCAGGAGCCATCTTCTTGTTTGCTAAATGGTGCATATTTTTGTTTGATCCTATGGCCTTCTGGAAATCGCATAACCCAAAAGCTATCGCTGTATTGCACTTTAATAACAGCTTCATTGGCCAGACTTTGCATTTGGAACTTATCGAATGACCTAGAGGGAGCCTTCTTTTCTTGGGGAGAAATTTGTACATCAATTCCAGCCCCCTCTCGATCAAACTTTTTATAACCATGTGCTTCTAATGTGGCCTGGAGATCTCTGCCATTTTCAATAATGAACTCATGGCAAGTAAAACTCTTATCTTGTTCAAAATCATAAAAGTTGCCCTTGCCTTCGCCTTCTACTGCTAATGCTAAAGATCCTTTATTGCCCCACCGCCAATGTGTAGTTGTTTTAGTTTTTGGTTCACCTAAAATTTCAACCGCAACAGAGGTGGCCAGGCTGGCCCAGTCCACTTGCTGCATTTAAAATGGGATGTCTGATTCATTAACGCTGCTTGTATCAGCTGTATCTTCTCTCTGTTCAGCTGCTGCTGTTACAGATACAAAACCTTCTGGCCTATCTATCCAGCTATGAAATTCAAACAAAGGCCAGGATGTGTTTTTCTTCTCATCCTTATATGCAACCTTTAATCTTTTCTTATCATCTTTAAGGGAAATAAATGCACCTACTTGGCCAGGCTTCTTTTCCTCAATTCTATCCAAGTAAGTATCAGTTAAAGCATTAAAGGCCATGCAGTTGCCTACAGTCATTGATTGCCATAAAACACTTTCCTCAGTGTCTTTAATGTAGCAATCAACGCTAAATGCCTTACGCCAATATTCATCGCCTATGTCAGCTGGCTTTGGCCCTAAAATGCCAGGCTTCTCACCCCAAACAAATTGGTACCTATCTTCTGCATAAATGCCCCAGCCAGTTTTAACGCTATCAACATCAACAACCAACTTATCAAATTCACAAATATCATCTTTGCCTAACCAAAAATTTTTATCGCCATGCTTATAAACCAGGTAACTGCTGTTACCACCGCCACTATCTAATAATCCCATTTTTTACTCCTTTCAATGTAAAGTTCTTTTCTTGTTTAATTTTGATAACCAAAGTTGGTAATCCCTTTTGCTTTTTTCTAAATTGATTAATGACAATTTATAAAAAGCTAAAATCTGTTCTCTATGTGCATCCTCAAATTCAAATAAATCTAATTCAATATCATCCATACTTAGGCTTTCTCGATACTCAGCCCATCTGCCAAATAAATATTCCTCAAACTCATCATCAAAAACGATCTTCAATTTTGGCCTCTGCTATTTGTAGGAAATGTTTAAAGTTAGTTATGCAGATCCTGGAAGGATCCATAACCTCTTTTAGTTCTGGATGCAGATAAGACAAAGGAATAACAGCCTTTATCTCCTGGCGATCATATTTATAAATAAGAATTGGCGTGTATTTATCGCCAGCTGCTTGCACTGCTTGTTCCCACCATTTAGTTATGGGCCAATTATCTTTTCGTTCCTTGTAGCGTTTACACTCAATGGCAAAATTCTCAAAGTAGAGATCTGCTAGGCCTTTAGTTTGATATTGATCCAGGTTTCTTTTTACAGATCTATGTAGGCCCTTTTTCTCCAGGAGATCATTTAAAAAATTACATATATGGCGTTCAAAGGCCGCACCCTTGTTTCTGGAATTTACCATTAAACAACCCTGCCAAATAGGTATAGCAAAAGAATTAACTTATGCCTTGGTAAATATTGCAAATGTTCTGGGATCTCTATGCCTCTAACTAGCATATTTTTTCAAGATCTAATTCAACATCTAAAACAACACTGCCGCTTTTTGTTGGATTGCTATCAATTGCATAAATGCAAACTTTTAAGCAATACTCAACAATGCTTTGCATAGGCACTTCCCTATCAAGGCTGACTTGTTTTATTTTTTTTCTTAGTTCTGGCGATACTCGCAAGTTGACCTTGCCGCCTTGTTCTTCGTATTTATCAAACTCATTCATAATTAAACTCTCCATGTATAAATATAGTTGCTTTTTATAATATATAAAAGCCCCTTTTGTTGTTTATATTTTATAATTTTATTTGGGTCGTGCATAACTCTCCTAAGTTAACTCCCTAAAGGTGCGGCCCTTCTTTTGACCCTTACTGTTTTTGCTCTATAAGTTCCGCCTGGATTGGCTGGAACCATTTTCTTTGGCGTTGGCTTTCTGGTAATTGTTCCTAATGAAAGATCATATTCACCAGCACGGCCTTTTACATGATTGCCTAATTCAACCATCAATTTTAAATTAAGATCTTTAACTATTGCAGTTGCATTTTTTTCTAATTCTTTTGCAGCCAGGAGATCCTTAACTGTATCTTCAACAGAGGCATCTAGTTCTATAACATCTTCTTTGCCATATGGATCTTTATAAATTTTATGAACATCCTCTGGAACTTTAGCTGGCCAGTAATCTTCTTCCTTAATCCTTCTTTCAAAGTCATTAATCTTTTCAGCCAGAACAGCTGCAAATGTTGGATCTCTTTTAAATACATAAAGTCTAAAATCTGTTGATTGATAGAGAACACTTACAACGCCCCAATCGTAATTCATAACTTCCATCTGGCCTTGCATTTGTAATAGGCCTCTCCATTCCTCTAACTCAGCTGCTGGGTAATCCCTAGTAACTTTGTTTTCAATAACTCCTGGGCCGTTGAGCAGTACCTTGGTTGCTCCAGGAGTGTATATACCCCACTCTGGATCATCTTGTATCACCAAGTTATTTGCCACGGCCCTTGCATCTAATGAAGCCTGTAACTCTAAAGTGTCATGGGTAAATCTTTCTTTAACATCTACCTCTAATTCTTCCAGGCCAAGCAACTCTGCTGCTCGCCTTATACATGGTTCTTCCAGAACATTACCCATTTCAGTAATTCTGTTACCAGGCGTTCTAACACTTTCACCCTTTCTGGCCCTTATGCAATTGTCCAGAGTTGTAACATCCTTAGTCCAAATTCTTGGAATCAAGCTGCATGAAGCGTAACCATCGTCTGTAATTTTTCCTACTGTTCCCATTGTTATCTCCTTAACAAATTATTAACTTCTTCCACGGAATCACGGAGAAGTATTGGTTTTTTTTGGTTTATAAGTTCCAAAAGGGTTAACCCATGTTCACTGGTTACAGCTGAAATGAGATTCCTTTTAAATCGCACCTTCTGGGGTTTTCCCATGACATTGAGTGCTATACTTTTAGATCTTAACTTTTCTGTTTTGTCTGCCCTATCTGGAATATAGGCCTGTTGGATTGAATATATATTATGCGAAGTCTTTATTACTTTACAAAAATTCTTTGAGGCTCTATCACCTATTCCCATGATGTTTAGTTCTGGCTGCTTAAAATGTGTCATGTTTATAAACTCCTTATAAATATCAAAGGGGTACACCCAGTTTTAAGTGTTACCTTTATAGTGATATGGGTTGTTGTTTTCATCCGCATTAGCCTTTAAGTTCCAATTGGTGCAAGCGATTAAATAATCTATATATGTTTTCTGGCTGATAAAAGATGTTTTTTGATTAAGGGCCTTTTGCATTTTTTGGGATAACTCCATAAATTCTTTAGCTGCTATTTTGTATTGATGTTTGTTCTCAGCTGGAATGGTGATCCTTTTTGCAGCTGGAACTTCCCTTCTAAATCCTTCTGTTTGTCTTGGCCCTGTATGGGTTCTAAATTTTGTTGTATGTCCGTTGCTCATATATTTGTATATTTATATTTATTTTTAATTTGTCAGTCAACCTGTTTTTAAAAAAAATAATAATTATTAGTGTTCTAAATTAACATTAATTATTAACACTAATTATTAACACTATTATTTTTTTTTGCTTCCATTGTTTCTAATATGTTTTTAACAATATTTAAATCCATATCACCATATGGCTTTTGATTGGCGTAAGAACCCAGCTTAGATTCAACAGCAGATTGCAATATTTTTTCAACATTATTATCTTGCAGCAAATGTGTAGTCATGCTTAATAAAGTGCGAATGTGTCTGGCAGTGTGTATCTTAAACCCTTCTATTACCATTTCTGTTGGCTGGTAATGAGTAAACCTATGATCTTCCTTTTCGCACGCTTTTATATAACCAATACTAATTAGTTTTTGCAAAATTTTTCTTAAAGTTGAAAGAGACATTCGCAAGGCAAATAAAATATCTGTTTGTGAAGGCTGGTTATCTTGCATATGCTGTATAAAAATATAATAAGCAACAAGTTTTACCTTTGGATTTGTTATTACACTATCACTCATTTTTTCAAACTCTAATTCTTCAAACAATACATTTTTCTTGTATTCACAAAAAGTCCGCAAAATATCCATATCCATAATCTTCTCCTATA